ACAACTGTATGGCTGTGTGATGGGCTTTCGTTTCCATCCTCATCGGTTACTGAAGGCAAAGCAGCTATTCTTGTTTCAGCTTGACTTTGACTGTCAAATTCATATTTCTTAAATATATACTTCATTTTAATTTAATTAACTTGTTAGTGTTTGTAATTCGCTATCGCTTAGTGCTTCGTTAAAATATATTAGTTGTTTTACATTTCCATACCAACCATTACCACTTGTAACATAAGTAAATTTTATTTCATCTAAAGCAGTCAAAGCTGATGCACTAAATCCGCTATCAACTGTTTTTTCTACACCATTAATAAATACTTTGTAATTACTTGTTGAAGAGCCATATTTAATTGCAATTTTTTTATTTTGTGTAAGGTCAGCAGAAGCATCTCTAAAAATCATATTTGATGAGCTTGTACCACCATTGTACAACCTTAATTCGCCTGAATTTCTATATTGTATCATAACTGAATTTGCGACTGTTCCATCTGTTAAAGATATATACCTATTACTTGCATCTACATCTACCAAACCTTTTATTTCTGCAAACAAAACCCCTTCTGTTACATTAAACTCTGCACTTGTACCTGCATTATTGCAAATATCTGCTGTGCGTGTTTCTGCATTTCCTGAGGTTGGTATATAGCTTGTTGGATAGCTTCCTTCTTCTAATTGATGACCCCAATATGCAATAGACGAATTACCTGTTCCTATTAAAAGCCCAAAATAAGCTCTAACTCTTGTTAATTGTGAACCATCAGTTATATTAAAGGTAGCAGAAAATCTGTCATACCCATTTATATTTGTTGAAATTTGAGTAGCGCTTCCTATTTGTGTGCAATTAACCAATACATTAAAAAGTAAATCTCCTGTATATTGTGTATTATTAGGGGTTGATATTCTTTTTCTGTACCAAGAATAAGTAACTTTAGTATCAGTAGAATATGTATTACCACTTATAGTGTATTCATATCTATTAGAGCTACTGTCAGGAACAGGTCTTACTGCTGTATTTGTACCATCAGGTGCAGTAGTTAGTATTTCTGATGCAGGGCTGTTTCCATAAAGACCACCACTACTGTCAGTAACAAGGTTAGTCCTATTCGGCTCAAGTAGCAAATGAGGACAATCTACATTACCTGTATAGTCTAAGCGTGGTGCATATCCTACTGATTCTATAAGTCCGTCTTTGTTTACTCGTGTCGCAATCGAGCTTCTGCTATGGTTAAAATCTCCATTACCATTTGAAGGCAAAACAGAGTATAGATTATCTACTACACCACTTTTATAACCACTTGGTATTAACGCTATTGATGCTTTATCGTACATACTAACTTGTTAATTTTTGTAATTGTTCGTCTGTAAGAGCTTCTGTAAATACTTGTACGTTTCTTACTTTTCCGATAAAAGGAGCAGTAGATTGATTCCATAATGTCAAATCAAAAGTAGTCAAAGCATTTTTAACCCAAGATGTATTATCAGTATTTGAGCCAACCTCACTACCATTTACAAAAACTTTACATCCACTTGATGAGTATTTTATTGCAATTTTATTAAATTGATTTTGTACAAATGAAGTATAGTTTATCGTAGTAAAAACACCACCTACATTACCTACTCCTGATATGGTCAATCTATTTGAATTTGAGCTATAAATAATTTGTAATCTATTTGAGCTTGTGTTATCTGATAAACTTATATATCTATTAACACCACCATTAGCTAAAGCACTTAACTCCGCATACAATACTCCTTCTTCTGAATTAAAGTCTTGTGCAGAGCCGCTATTATTACATACGTCTGCATTACGAGTAGATGTCGCTCCTGTGGTGGGTATTAGGCTTGTGCTAAAATCCCCACTTTCTAACTGAGCACCCCAATAATAAAAAGTTGTTGATGAAGATGTATTAAGAATGCCATCGCCACCTGAGGGGTGTACTCTAAACTGCCAAGTTAAATCACTTCCTGTAATTGTTATAGTTGCTATACATCTATACCACCCATTACCATAATTCTCAATACTTGCATCATTATATGTAAAACTACTACCAAATGATGTATTAGTACCCACTGAACCAACTTCTAAATTAAACCAAACTCTTACACCACTTCCAACACCATCATATAACAAAATATGAGTATAATCAGCATTTCCTTTTTTCATAAAAACACTTACATTGTATGTTCCAACAGAGGATACTGTAAAAGATTGTGCTGACCAACCTTCATTGTCACTTTGTGTTTTAGTGTATAAAACTCCGTTCGTTAAACCATCAGGAGATGTTGTTGCGTTTTCAGTAATAGTACCTCTATTTGCAGCCCAACCATCAAACCCCAAACTATAAGGTATATTATTAGTCCTCTGTGGCTCTAAGAGTAGATGCCCTTTAGTGTCATTAGTAAAGTCTATTCTTGGCGTGTCTGTTTGTATTTCTTGTACTGTTATATTTGTAATTGAAGATTGACCGAAACCTGTGTAAACGTAAAAATATGTAAATGTTGTTGTAGGTATAACTTCAATAGAATAAGTGCCTGTGGTGTAAAATCCTGTGCCTTTACTATACTGTGCAGACCTTAATTCAATAGTACCCTCTAAAACCTCAAATCCTAATTTATAGGTTTTTCCTATTTCATACGCTTGTTGATTTAAGTAGCTATTTGCAGATGCATCGCTTGTCGCTTTATTATCTCCTACACTCCAACCTGTACCTAAAGTCCAATAATCATTAGGGTCAACTTGCTTTACAGATACGCTGTCTAACTTTATTGTTTTGTTGTCGCTTGCGTTAAGAAGAATAAAGTATTGTGTCGCTGCTTTATAGTACAATGTATGTGTTCCTACTGAGCCGTTTATATTTATATAAGTGCCATTGTAATATCTAAGAGTTGCACCTTGATTATTCTCTGTTACTGTGTAAACTAATTTATATGTTTTTCCTGAAGTTAAAAAAGCAATAACACTTATTCCATCTGTGGCATAAGCTCTACAAAGAGGAGATTGTTTTGTAAGACTAAGCTCGCCATTAGATATTGACACACCGGGGTCAGGAGAATACCACCCTAAAGTATAAGAGCTTGATGATGGAGTGCCGCTTTGGGAAAAATCTCCATTCGTAATAACCTCTGACCCTAACTCGCTGAAATCTCCATTGTTTACTATGTTAGGTTGAATACCTGCTGTTTTGATTAGTCCGTCTTTGGCTACATACGTTGCAGACGTACCCCTTAAAAAGTCAAACTCTTTGTTAAAGAATAAACCACTATTGTCGTTATATGCTAATAGCTTATCTTCTTTTACTGCCCAATTACCGTTTCCTAATTTTACTGCCATTTTATATAATTGTATAGTTGTTTGCTTCTGCTAATAGTCTAAAGGATTCGTAACCCTCGCCTGTCAGTCTTTCGAGTAAATCATTACTTAGTGCTTCTTTAAATACTGCTACTGCTTTTGTTTTGCCCAAGAAGTCATCTGCACTTGCACCATTATCAAAAGCTAATTCTACAAGACCTGTTGGTACAGCACCACTCGTGTCTGTCGAAACTTGTACTCCGTCGACATACATTTTAAAATCATTAGCTTTATATGATACTGCTACTTTTATGAAATCCGTTGCGTCTGTTAATACATTATTATAGCTAAATACAGTTGACCCACTTGACTTTACATTTCCAACAATTCTGTTGTCTGTTACACTATAATAAAACCTAACTACATTTGAAGTCGTACCATCGCTTATAGCTATTGCTCTATTTGTGCCATCGTTAGACAAAGCTGCAATTTCTGCATATAGCACACCCTCACTATCATTAAACAAGTCAGCATTACCACTATTGTTTGCTACGTCAGCAGAGCGAGTGGTAGTACTTCCACTATTTGAAACGATGTAGGACGTTGGGGAGCTACCTTGTTCTACTTGAAATCCCCAAATTAAAACATCAGAAACGTCAACAGTACTTATACCACCTCTTAAACTAAAACCTGCAAATGTTTCAGCAAACCCATTTCTATTAAATTCAACTCTTTGCCATTCAGTAGTTACAGTAAATTCATCGCTATCTCCGCCGTGTTGCCATAGTATTTTTTGGTTTTCATTGTTTGCACTTTTAATATAGCAAGAATAATAATAATCTGTCTGTGAACTAAAAGAACTATATCTTATATGCGACCTATCTAAGGTCGTTGTACCCCCATTTAGATTAAATTGTAATCTTGTTGCATTTTGTGTGCCATCAGGAGATATAGCATAATTTGATGTTACAATAGGAGCTACACCTGTTCCTGCTCCAAGTAAAGTCCAAACACTCTGAGTAAAATCCTCGCTATAAATAATTGCATTAGTCCTCTGTGGCTCTAATAACAAACTTCCTGTACCATCTGTAAAATCTATTCTTGGGTAATCATCGCCTTGTGAGTCCTCTACAAGCCCTTGCTCGTTTACTCTTGTAGCACTTGAACCTCTACTAAAGTCAAAGTCGGCTACTGTTACCTCTCTTACGCTTACATTATCTATAACTAAAGTGGTCATATCATTTCGACCACCTATTGATAGGTAAGTAAAATTTCCTGTTGCTGTATAAATTTTTTCGTGGCTACCAATTCCTATATCTCCACTTGCAAATATGTCCTGTGGAGTACCTGTTGTAACAGTAGAAGATGTACCTACTCGAATGTGTGTTGGTCTGTCAGTGCTAATAACATCTAACTTAATTAAATATTTTTTGCCCTCTACAAAATTTACTTCTGAGAAAGCTACTCCATATTTACCTGATGCACTTATACTCTGAATATCTAACTGACCATTACTTACTGACAATGTGGTATTGTAATTACCTTGCCAATTATTTGTACCATCTCTAAAGTCTCCGTTTACTACTCTTTCCTCAAAGACTTGATAAGGCGGTATAACAGTATTTAAGCTACCATCTGAATATGCAGTAGGTGTTAAGACTATACTTGCTTTATTGTTTAAGTCTTTTAAGGTCGCATCTGTGCCATCTGAGTTCTCGTAATAGTCAGAGTGGTTGTATAGCTTATTGGTCGCTGCGTGGTCGTAGTACACATCGCCAAAGCCCTCTGCATTAGGATTTCCGAAGTTGCTTCTGTGATATATTTCGTTTGGCATCTAAATATTTCTTTAACTTAATTATGTTCTCCTTTTTTGGTTTATACTTGCTTATAGTACCCATCCGTGAAATAAACTGTCTTTATCTGGGTGAATATCCTCATTATTATTTGTGTAATATTCTGGAAACTTGCTATCAGCATTATAACTCATATAGTCTATAAATCGTTGAGTGTAATACTCAGCATAATCTCTTTCCTTACTAATTAACAAATCAACCTCTTCTTTATTCGCTATTGTACTGTTCTCCGAGCTATGCTTAAATACGCCACCATTAGAGATGCTGTATGCAGCAAACGGAAGATATTCAGTCATAGCATAGTGAATAAGCATAGGTTGTATGTAATCGTTTACTAAATCTAAATAGTCTCCAGTAAGAGTATTTGCAATAATATCTGCGCTTATCTTATCATACAAGTCAGTACCCATATAATTTCTAACGTGAATCTCTTGAGCTATCTTAATAAACTGTATGAACTTGTCGGTGTCCACATTAGCATTTAATGCGGTGTTCTTTACAAGGTCGGCTCTCTTTATAAATAATGCAGTTGCCATATTACTCCTCTGTTTCTATTTTAGTTTCTTCTTCAACTTCGTCTTTCTTTACGCCAGTCTCTTTCTCTACTTCACTCTCTGAAATAGCATTTGTTAAATCAGTAAACTCAAGAGGCTGTAATGTCTTGAAGTATATATCTAAATCAATTCCGTTGTATGCAAGAACCTTCTCAAGCTCATCTATGATTGTTACTTGCATAGGGCGAATAACAGTATTGTCCATAAGAACTGATGCTGTCTGTAGCTCTTCAGCATTATTACCAAGACCAGTTGAATCTTTGATACCAACAAGCATAGGCGATACGATTCGGTGAGATACCATTACTTTACGCATAGACTCATCGGACAAGAATTGATACTGCTGGTGAGCGTCAGATAACTGCACTGGCTCTATTGTAGCTGCAAGTTCTTTCGAGTCGTTAAACGCCAAGATAAAGCGACCTGCGTTAGAACTGCCGCTAAACTTATCTACAATGCTTCTTTCAATCATATCACGTTGCTCATCTGGTGGAACACCGTTATTGAAGTTAATAAGCATAGAAGGCGCAAGACCATTCTGTATGTTGTTAATGTGATAGTTCGCTACTTCTTCTTCGAGCTCTGCATATTGTAATCCACCCTGATAATCTACTGGCGAATAATATTTGTAACCAGCTCTGTATGGCTTGATGTACAATATCTCAAGTGGCGAATTAGAATAGCCAAATGCAGGGATTCTCTTTAGTTTAGTTCTGTTGTTTACATTCTCCCAATCAGAACTATAGTAGTAAGCAGTTATCTCCCCTTTTGAATTGCATTTCTCAGCTCTAAGTGTTTCTACAGGGATGTGCTCTACAGTAGCAATCTTCTTTCTATCTTTAGTGTATATAATCTGAAGTGCAGCTTGACCCATCATTTTGTAGTCGTAGCATATCTTCTTCATACAGTCCTTAGTAAGAAGTTCTTTCATCTCATCGTACTGTTCTTTCTTTTCAGCACTATCAGTAGCATCTAATCCTTTGCCGTAAATCATTTCTGCAATACCGTTAATCGCAGCGTTATTTGTTGGCGAACCATTATATCTATCTATAAGGTACTCGAAGTAGTTATTGTCATCGCCATACGATATCCAATCCCGATTATTATATTCCTTTATATCAGGTCTTGAATAAGACTCAAGATTCACAATGTGTATCTTACCATCTTTTACCTGTGGCATAGGGCGATTATTATTTCTTTTTACTTTACGACTCATAATATAACAAATTCATTATCGTAGCTATCTTCAACTACATAATCATCTTTATGTACGTCAAACTTCTCATAGTCAGTTTGATTAGTACAGAACATAAGACCTTTATAAATCACGTTAGAACCATCTTTTACCTCAAATGAATAGAATCTATCCTCAACAAGAGAAAAGCTGCCAGAGAGCGTCATAAATGGGTCTGAGGAGGTCTTAGATACACTTACAGTAGTAGTGGTGTTCTTACTTTTATCAGTAAGCTCAAGAGTTGGCGCACTCGCATCAGAACGAGGAACTATCTTTAACTCTTGTGCGTCAGTTGATGTGCTTAATACGTGCATACCAAAGTAACGAAAATACAATATTTTGTTTTCATTACACAAAAAAATAGGGGATGAAAACACCCCCTATTAGATTCATAACCCTATTGAATTTATGAAGGGTCTCTTTGAGTAGATTCTGAAGCTGTAGCACTTGACATACCTGCAAATGGGTCAGAGTCAGTTCCGCCATCAACAAATGAAGGCATACGAAGCTCGTTAGCAGTTAGTGTAAGTGTATATCCATTCAAATCACCCATAGCAGTACCAGTAACAGCAGTACCGCCAGTAACATCAGCACCATTATCAGCACCAACTAATAAGAACTTATCATCGAATGTTTGAACAACAACGTGAGGTCTCCCGTACGCCATTAGTTTCAATTCTTTGTTGTCCTCTTTAGTCAGCTTGAATAAAGTGAGGTTTACGACTTGCTCAAAGAATGTAGTTCCGTTCTCAAGAGAAGACGTAATGTTAGTTTCGAGGGAAGAGTTACCTTTAACGTCGTAAGTGTGGTAAGTGAAAGTTCCTGTCATATCAGTAATTTCGTCACTGCTACCAAAAGTTAGCGTTCCTAAATCACCGAAATCTGCAAAGTGAATTTTCTTAATACCACCAACGGCATCCTTACAAGGTCTTAATCTTCCGCCAGTTAAATCACAAGCCATATTATAAGTATTAAAAAGGGGATGAGTTTAACACCCCCTTATATTAGACGATTAATTATTAAGCAAGAGTCTGTAATACGAGGTCACTACCGATTCCGTATTGGACACCAGATGTAAAACGCATTATCACACGAACATTCTGACTCCCGTCAATGTCCGCCATATCTATCAACTTAACTTCGTTGTGGTCAGCTAATAGACCAGTACCAAATGTCAAGTTAGAAGCCTCACCTGCAACGATGTGGTCAGAAGGCATACCAGGAGCTTGTTGGATTTTAATACCTTCAAAAGAAAGTGCATTTCCCTGATTGTACCATTGAGTTCCTTTGTCTCCAGTACCAGCAGCACCAAGACCAGAAGCTCCAAATCCACCAAGTGCACGAACATAAGCCTGAAGGGCTGCAGTAGGTACATAGATAGTTAAATCCTCTTTTCCGTAAACAGCAGAAGGAATTGAATCTACCACATTACCTAACAATGAAATGATGTTAGCAGATGTGTATGAAGTTTCAGAACCGTTAGCAGCGTCATTTACATCAGAGTCAGCAGCCATAAGAACTGTGAAACCGTCAAATTCACCTGCGTTACCGTCAACGCCTCCCCAGATGTTTTGCTCAGTTTTCTCAGCAACTTTAGCAGCAACGTGACCTAATACAAAGTCAGCAAATTTAGGAGGTAAGTTGTCAAATGCAGAATATCCCATTTGTACAGCTTCCCAATCGCTACGAAAATCTTTTTTACATAGTTCGAGGTTTACTTGGAACTCTTCTGGTTGAAGAATTCTTTCAGTAAGCGTAAGTGCACTTGAAGTAGCAGAGAAGTCACATCCAGCATTAGCAATAATGTCTGTAGAGGCGATTTTCTTTACAACTTCCTTGAACTTTACGTTTGGTTTGATAGTAATAGAACCATCAGCCAATGTCTTACCACTTAGTAGAGCAGCAGAAATATATTTCCCTGCAAACTCACCAGCGTAAGTTGAAGTGATACTGGCAACAGAGCCAGTTAAGTTTACTTGTTGTGTGCTCATTTTTATTTATATTAATTTAGAAAATACATTGTCAATAGTAGAAGCATTACGATTTGTTGAATAACGTAATACATCTTTCTTTTCGTCTTCTTGGTTAGGTGCGTGGTTGATTGGCTCAACTGCTGGTTCAGCAGATAGTTTCTCAATCTGTGCACTTAACTCAGACTTTTCTTGTTCGTAAGATTCTCTTTCCTTTGACATATCACCTTTCATAGACTCAATCATATCTTTGAGCTGAGAGATTTTACTGTCAAATTCATCACGAGAAACATATTTATCTTCTTCTAATTCTTCTTCTTCAGACTCTTCTTCAGATTCAGGAGCTTCTTGCTCATCCTCTTCAGCTAATTCTTCGGAAACTTCATCAGATAGTTCAGTAGTCTCTTCGACTACTTCTTCGTTTTGTTCAGACAACGCAACTTCTTCCTTGACCTCAACTTCGGGAGTAACTTCTTCGGCAGCAACTTCTACGTTATCTACTTCTTGTTTTACCTCTTCAGAATTAATCATAGAAAGTTTCTGCATAATGTCTTTTAAAATAAGAGTTGCTTTACCTTCCATAATAAAATTTAACTTTAAAGTATATAATAATAACTAATAATAATTCCTCTGTTAGATTTTCCCAATACCTTGAGCTCTCAATGTTCCATCGCAGCATTTGCGAGAATATCTCTTTCCATCTTTGCATAAACAACCACGTCTTGAATTGCGTGGAGATGTTGTGCTTGGTGTTTCAAATGCTTTTTTCATTTCTTACTTGATTTTGGGTGTTTCTTTGGTAATAGGTCGTAGTCTGTTGTGTATTTTGCGTTCTGAGGTCTTCCGTTCTTCAGCAAGTATATATAAGCGTTAACTCTCGCTTGTGCCCACTGCTCGGCTGACTTTACCATAGGACTATGTGACGTTTGAAATGCGCCAACACCACGCTGATATACAGACTTGAGTTGACCTACAGTAGTTCCGTAACCGAGTTTAGATTTATACTTCTCGTTAAAGTCACCTGCTTTCTTCTGTAACGACTTTAGCACTCTGGCTGGAACAGATACTCCCCTTCCTTTCCCAGCAGCTCCTTTTGGATTGCGTTTGCTACCTCTCTTTGGAGCAGGGTTTTTAGTATCGGAACTTGGTGCTTTCGGGCTTCTAATAATTCTTCCTTTGTCATCGTACTTTGCTAATTTATGTTCTTTGCAAGGCATATACCAAGTATCACCATCTACATCGTGAGTATGATATCCTTCGCAACCAA